TTACATTCCTCTATTTTCTAATAGTTTTTGGTATTCCATATCAATAATAATTTGCTGTGTTTCTAATAATTGTTTCTGTAATAATTCTATTTTTTCTTCTAAAGTTGGTTCTGGGATAATTGGCTCTGAAGTTGGTCTTTCAGTTGGAATTACATCAACTATTTGGCCATCCTCTATTATTAATTCCATATAAGGAGCATTAGCTTTAATCTTTTCTATTAGTTCTTTATTTTCTTCTTTTGTTTCATCTATAATGTAATTTCCCTCATTGTACCAGTCTGAATTGGGAAACAATGAGTTTGTTTCTACTGAACCATTTTTTTTTATAATCATACCTTTACCTCCTAATTCCTTGTTAATCTCCAAAAGCAACCCACTCGAAAACTTCCCCGGCGTCATTCGGTTCATCGTATGAATTAACGTTAGATACCCTAAAACCTGTAGAAACCGGCGATACACAATTTTTACTAGTGGCTACCCCACTCTTTCCGTAAATTGATGTAAAGCCTGAGGGAAAACACGAGTAAGTACGATGACCAAGGGATGTACAGGTTATAATGACAAATCTAGGAGGAAAACCTGTACTAATAAGTCTATCTGATGTGTCATCACCTGTATATGTTCCACGAGCCATCTTAGTACCAAGTGATCCTATAGCTTGTCTAACCCTTTGCGGTGTCATGTACTTATTAGTAACTGAACCTGCTTCTGCCTGTGCCTGTGTTGCTATACCGTAGTTTTCAACATTACCAAGTCCTATACTCTCTTTGTTAAGACTCCCTATAGCAGTAAATGCATCTACTATACCTTGCTCTATCTTGTTCATATTCCCTGCTGCTACGGGTGTGCCTTCTTCGTGTATAACACCTTCGGCTGGTATTAATGTTACTGTTCCGTCTGTATTTTCTTGTATTGTAAATGTTCTAGGTTTTTCAACTACTCTATTTTTCCAATCGGTTTTTACATATGCCATTTATATCACTTCCTCTCCACATGAAAAAGTACCACAGTATTTTAAATTATCTGTAGTACATTTAGCTAAGTCATAAAGTAGTTTTAAGTTTTTTTCTAATCTATTTGCATCTATATAACTAAAAGAATCTCCTGCTTTCCAGTTGGTTTTAACAGGCTCCCAATTTAAGGGTTTATAGAAATTGTCCTTTAGCTTTTCTATATTTCTTTCAATTCTATTCAAACTATCTGCAAACTCTATGTTAATCATGTCTCTATCAGTTTTTAGTTGTTCTAAGTTAAAGTTACCTTCTAAAAATACTATTAAATCTTTTACTATACCTGTGTTATTTTCTATTCTATTTGTATCCTCAAAGTTGAAAAAGTCATTACCATTCCAATCTATCTTAGGTGTTATCCAATTCATCTAAACACCACCTTTAGTTGTTGTCTTACCGTTTAAATACCCTTGATACTCAAATTCTTGTTTAATTATCCTAGAAGGCTTATTAGCTCCGTAACTATCTTCTAAAGTAATAATGTCTCCTAAATCTAAGGCAGGATTTTGTCTCCAGTTTACATCATATAAGGCCCTTAAATTAGATTCTGATAATATCCATCCTGCGACCGCTTGAGCTGTAGTTGCATTGTTTATAAGAGTATTTTCTAACTTTAAAGTTGCTCCACCTGTAATAATGCCATTTGCTTTATATGCACTTGTTACCTGTCCGTTATTATAAATTGAAACCTCTACACTAGATACCAACTTATCTAATTTTATCTGTGGTTCTTTATATATATTATCAAAGGTTATATTGTCTATTGGACTGTCATTTAATAATTGCTTTAAAATCAATTTGCCCTCTCTGTCTGTATAAGCTACCGCCTTTCCTGCTATACAAATACATTGAAGAAGTTGTCTACAGGTCATTTTCTTATATATTGCTTGTGTAGTTATATCTTTCAATGCTATATCAATTTCATACCTGGTAACCTTAGCTATAGTAAACAATTCAACTGCTAAGTCATAGAGATTAGTATTTCTAGCTACTAAGTTTTCCATATCATAATTATCTAAGAGATCTATTATATTTTTAGCTGTAAAAGTAGTTGTTAATGCTCCTTCATCACTCTGCCATTCACTTAAATAGAAATTCCCCATCTTAACATACTCGAACGTATCCGGAGATATTTCTACACCAATTTCTAATACTGATTCCTGTCTTTGCTGTAGGAATCTATAAAAACCTTCCGGATTGAGTATATTAAACTCTTTATTACTATTATCTACAGTGAACTTTAATTCACTTACAGGAAGTGTTTCGCTTGTAGTGCTTATCTCCTCAAGCATATTTAACTTTATTAGGCTGTTATCCGAATACTCCCTTATAACTCCAAAGTCTATTTCCGTTATTCTTGCACGTCTAAAAGGCTTACCCCATTTTTTTATTGTTACAATTACCTTCTTATAATCATCTAAAGGCTTAGTCATTGCATATACAGACTCTATATTATTTACTACCGATTGACTATGCAATAAAGTGTTATCAGCCTTATATACCTCTATATCAAAGTCAGAAGCATATTCATTCGCTAATATATCAAAAGAAATAGTTAGCCCTATGCTAGAGCTTTCTTGATCTAATATAATCTCTATAATTTGATGTGGATTAAAAACTCCTTCACTATCACATATATCTCCACTCCACCAACCAACCTCATATCCACCTTCATTTTGCTTTGGTGGTATAGTGAAAGAGCCATCTAACCTAAAGTAATCTTTTTCATAAGTAGCATATTTATTGGACATTTCTCTTTTCTTATTAGTGATCTGTCCTAATCTACTTATCTCTGCTTGACTCGTTACTGTCTTGGTATTGTTTTCAAAGGCTCCAACGTCTAATATTTCAAAAGTAACCTTAGCTGTAGTTTTCCTAGTAGGTGCATATATAGCTGTTTTAAATTTGTCACTTACTTGTATCATGGCTATACCTACCTTTCTACTAGATTAAACTTAATATCTTTGTATCGTATATTCCCATCTATAAAATCCAATGCTCCTGCTGATCTATCCCCAGCATAAAATGTACCTATTTTTCTTCTATCATCCTGTGGATCTATATACTCTACTTGAAAAAATATCGGTGATACTAAATTTAGCACCTTGCTTAGTTCTGATTTCTCTAAATGCTTCCATGATAAATCTAGTTTTCTTTTAGTTGCTACTCTTTCTATAATCATAGTTCCATTGGCATTTCTTTCAGCCTTCGATATATCTTGTATTCCAACTGAGTAATCAGAAGGAGTAGGCAATTCCACTCCGTTAATCTTGATCATGACTCCCACTCCTTTTTATATTGTTTGTAGAATAGCGCTACTACCTATTCTTTGTTGCTCTTTTTCTAAGTAAGGCTTAACTATTCTAGCTAATGTTGTACCATCAATCTGTATTATCATATCCCCATCTTGACCTTGTGATGATTGGCCGTTATTAAATTGCATAGCAGCCATTACCGCACTACCTACAGCACTAGCTATACTATCTGAATTATTAGAAGGCTCAATTCCTTTAAGCGCATTCGCTGTAACATCAACAGCCCCGCTTACTTTATACACATTATCTTTTATACCATCAGCTAGCATATTCATTAAGTTAGGCATCCATTTATCAGCATCTGAACCTGGGCCTTCTTTAGTTGGCGAATGGAATCCTAAGTTATTACCTATTGTACCAGCTACACTTGATACTGCATCTTTAACCTTGCCTGCCATAGATTTAATACCATCTACAATATTTCCAACTAGATTTTTTCCCCAATTAAAAGCATCTTTAATTAAATCATCTATCCAATCTTTAGCAATGTTAAAAGGCGACTTAATAGCATCTATTAAATTGCTCTTCATACTTGTAATTCCCTGTCTTATCTCATTCCATTTGTTTAGAATGTATGACTTGATATTTGTCCAAATAGTTTCTAATGATGTCTTAGCTTGATTAATAGGCTCAAGTATAAACTTCTTTATCCCTTCCCATATAGTTTGAGCCGACCCTTTAATAGGTTCCCATATAGTCTCAACAAGGAAGGCTTTAATTGTATTCCATACTTCTTCTGTTTTGATTTTTATTGCATCCCATGTTTCTATAAAGAATGCTTTTATATCATTCCATACTTCTTCTGTCTTAATTTTTATGCCTTCCCAAGCTCCCGATAGAAACTCAGTTATTCCAGTCCATATTTCGCTTGTTTTAGTCTTAATAGCATTCCAAGTTTCGGCAAAGAATGTGCTTATACCATTCCATATTTCCTCCGCCTTAGTTTTTATACCTTCCCATAGTTTCTTTAACCATTCGGATATTTCATCCCAGTTTTTATATAAAAGCACTCCTATAGCTATTACTGCACCTATAGCTAATACAACTAATCCTATAGGGGAAGTTATAAAGGCCATAACAGCACCAAATGCACTTGAAACAGTTGTAGCTATTCCCATCACAATCTTATATGCAAGTAATGCAACCTTAACTACTCCAAAAGCTATAGCCATACTACCTAGTATAGTTACAATTGTATCTAATACTGGCTTACCATCACCTAATAACCAGTCAATTAATTCGGTAAACTTATCTAGTAAATCAGCGACAAAGTCCATTACTTCGCTTATAGCTGGCGATATAAGTTCCATAAACCAATTAACAAAAGGTGCAACAAACTCAGTATAAATATATCCTGCTAATTCAAATACCTTAGCAGCTAATCTAATTAAACTCTCAAATAGATGTTGTCCACCATTGTCCCATACAGTCTTTAATCCTTTAGCTAGAGTATTTAAAACCCCAATTGTCGCTTCAATAATACTCATGAAAGTATTAGCTACATCTTGCCCTATTTCGCCCCAAACTTTATTTAAAGATTCACCTATACTTTCAATAACTCCAAGTATTATATTAAATATATCTGCAATCCCTTGAATAATTTTAGTCCCTGTTTCATTTTCTAACCAGGCTACTCTAAAGTTTTCCGCTATCTTTCCTACTAGATCAAATATACTTTGTAATATTCTTTGGAGTGTTTCTAATATTTGTTGACCACTTCCGCCAATCCAAACCTCTTTAAAACTCTTGCCTATCTCTGATATCAAAGCCTTTACGCTATTAAAAGCATTTTTAGCACTCTCAATAGTTCGTGCTCCTTCATTGTCCCAAGCATCTTTAAAAGGCTGAAATATCTCCGATAAACTCTGTTTTAATTCTTCTATACCACTCATATCTACACTAGATATATCAGGCATAGACATCTCAAACTCATTAGTACCACCAGAACCTTCATCATCTTTACTAAGGTCCAATTGATTTACCTCGTCAAAACCTGCTAGTTGCCCTTTGGCCTTTTTAGCCGACTTACCGTATCCATCCATTTCTTTTTTTGCTGTTTCAATTCCTTTAGCAGCATCATAGGACTGTTTATAGGTCTTTCCAAATAAAGCAGATGTAAAACTAGCTATGTATGTTGATATAGTCGCCAGCGCATTCATTAAAGCATTAATAGCGGGGAGAATAAAATCATATATAGGTTGAAAAGCCACCCTTAAATTAGTCTTTATTGTTTGCATGGAATCAGCGAATTGGTTATTAGTTTTGAGTGCTCCACCCATATAACTAATCAAACCTCTTATGGCCTTGTATATTAGGTTGTAAATAAATATCCGTTTGAGTATTCTCCTAAAAGAACTATCGATCATTTTCGCAAAGCCCGCTACTTTGCCAGTAGATTGTTTAGCTCTTTCACCAGTTGTATTTATTTCCCTGCCAAGCCTTCTGGTGTTATTGGTAGCTTGCCTAACCCTATTACTAGCATTACTGATTGTATCCCTTAAGCTACTAATTCCACTATTAGCATTCTGCGTAGCATTACTAGTGTTGGTCATACCATCTTCTAGTTGATGTATAGAGTTGGCTGTTCTATCACTCATATTTATAAGCCTTTCTAGCCTAGCTTCGGTATTAACTATTTGCTCTTGAAGCCTTAGAGCCGCGGGACTATCTGTATTTAAAGCACTTACACTACTATATCTTTCGCGTAAAGCGTTTAACTTTCTTTGTTGAGTCTCTGCCTGGGCATTAACAATATCTAGTTTTCTGACAAGGCTATCATATTGTTCTCTCATTCTTTGGACATTTTGATTAACAGTGTTACTTGTTTCATCTGTTGATTCTCTAAAGCTATTAAGTCTACTCGTAGCTTTATTAATACCTTCTTGTAACTTTTCGGTTTTAGCTGATATTACTACCCTTAATTCTTCTATGGTCAAATATTCTCACCTCTCTTCCTTTTAAGGTAAGCATTATAATCGTTCAATCTTTCTTTCATAATTTGCCATGGTTGCTGTTTAGAAGTATCTTCTACTAAATCATCAAATAGCTTAGGGAATGCATCTTTTGAAGTAGATGGATACTTCTTAGGGTCATTTACTGCTAAGCCTATAAGAGAACCTAATTTATGAACTAAACTAGCTTGTATTTGTATCTCTGATTTAGTCTTTTTCTGTGTGCCCTCTATAGCAGCCATAATTTCTGCATAGGTCATATCCCAATAAAAAACTGCATCCACACCGTTTTCTACGGCAACTGGATACAGTTTTTCAAATAGTTCTGTGCAATTGTTTATTCGTTCTCTTTCTCCTTGGCTTTCTTGAGTTTGGCCTTCCCCTCCTCTAGTTGCCCTTTCTTGAAAAAACCACTCACCTCAAGTACATCCATGATCACTTCTATCAAATCCTCAAAAGCTCCTCCGTTATCTACGTAATCATCATAAATATTATATGTATCTGCCAAAGTGATTCCATGTTGGAACTTTTGCAATGATCCGTGAAGTGTTACAAGTAATTCTGCCATTGTAGGTATCTGTTCCTTTTTCATAAATATATCTAATACATTACCACCTATCTTTTTCTCAACATTAATCGTTTCACTAGCCGATAATCTTAACTTGTATTCTTGATCTCCAACTTTTAATTCTGTATATCTCATTTATTCATTCCTCCAATTTTTATATTTTTAGGCATAATAAAAGCACCTACATAGGTAAGTGCTTTTCATTTGCTTTAACTTATTAATTCTGATAAAACATTATTTAATAACTTAACTTCGCCTGCACTGCAAGTTAAATCAATATCCACACTTTTGATTAGTGTAGTTACCCTAAATATGCTTGAAGTTAATCCATTACGTTTAAAATCAAATGACTTTATTTCACCTATTGGGAATTGTTCTAGTTTTTCATCTAAAAGCACTTTAAAATAAATAAGCACTCTTTTATCTGTAACAACTATTATTACTGGTGACTTGTCTTTAATACTAAAACCACTTTCTTTTAAGTCACCGTTATTATTCATTTTAACATTTCCATTCCTTGCATAAAGTACTGTTTCATCATCTCTTAAATAATCGCCGATTCTCTCATAATTCTTCTTAAATCCAAAAGTAGTAAAAAGCTTATTTACCTCTTTATTTTTGTCTAATGCTTTCTGAATATCTAATCTCATACTCTCCAACCTCCTTAAATATAATATACTCAAGAAAGTAGAATTATGCAATAATTTCCTATACTGGGTTAGTAGTGTCTATATCACTCTGTAAACTCATACTTGCAGTAAATGTTGTCGCTGTATTAACTCCACCGCCTGCAATCTTTACATTTACATAAGCATCAAATTCGTGACTTGTTCCATCTGGATACTCTAACTTAAATGTAGCTATCTTCTTATTATCTTGTAATTTCTTTAAAACTCTATAATTAGATGTAGCAGTGCTATTGTCATATAAGAATACAAAAGCTAAATCACCTAAATCTGTAATACCTGGAATAGACTTTTTATATTTGTCACTTAATACAGTTACATCTATCTTCTCTGGATCCCCACCAAGTTCAGGTACTTCCATTAATAATTCAATCTCTGTAAAATCAGACATTGAACCCTCTTTATAAGAGATTTTTGTTTCGTTAAAGCTTACTCCTGCAAACAACTGTAAATCTATCTTAAACATTATACTTCACTCCTTTATTGATATACTAATAAACTTCTTTTGTCTACTATGCCTTTAAACCTCATAGTTTTATGCTTTACATTAGGGTCTGGTATGTCCCTCATAAACTCTCTTCTAAATCCTATAGAATTTAACTTTTTATTCACTTCTCGAGCTAATGCTCCTGTACTTCTGTTATGCCATACATCTATTTGAATAACTATCTCTGTTAATAGCTCGGGTCCTTTTTTTAGATAGTCATTATTACTTTGCTCATAAAAAGATATGTGTGGCAAATTATTAAAATCTTCGGAGTAAGCATCTGACACTCTATCTTCTCCTACAATTTCTTCAAGCAATTTGTTTATAGTAGGTTTAATATCATACATTACTTACTCACCTTCTTTATTTCCATCTGTATAGCACCTTTAATAGTATCTTTAATGTATTCCTCGTTCTGTTTCATAGCTGGATACATATATGGTTGCGCTGCCATACCTGTCCAATCTTCTTTATAGGATATATTCATTTCCTTTTTAGACTCTATGTCGGAGCTCTTTCCTCGTTGACCTGTACCAAACTCAACATATGTTGCATGGTCATTGTTAGTAAATACCTTGCCTACTATCATATTGTCTTTTTCTTCTATGCTAGTATTAATACTGTTTCTTAATTGTCCTGTATCTCCTACAGGTGCTAAGTCCTTAGCATCATCTTGTACTTTCTTAGCTGCTAATCCTACACCTTTAGCTACTGCCTTTGTAGCATTGCCACCTAAGCTATCTAGTTTTCTCATTAAGCTATCAAAACCTTCTATACTCATTTATACCCTCTCCAAATCTACTACTATGTGTCCATTCCAAGGTCTTATAGCAACTATTTTATAGTCGGGTTCTTGATCTTTACTTCTATAAACACATACTCCATATTGTTGCTTTTGGCTATTAAAATCTTTGTCTAGTTCCTTGGCTGTAGGAGTATCCTCTAAAATCATAGTCTGCATATTAGCAATCCTTACACCATATATTTCACTTAGCATTTTACCCCCTGCAGGTTGAATTTTAGCCTTGATTTCTCGACCTTCTTTTTCATATCCTGTATAGGTAGTTGCATCATCATCTTTAAACTTGCCATGTTTTTTAAGTTGATATGTTTTTAAGTCCCTCTGCCTTAGTCTCATATAATCACCTCGGCAATCTTCTTGATGATCTAATTTTTTTCATTATGCCATTAGGAATATCTTCTTCGAAACTTCTACTCACTCCACCCTCACTATGGCTTGTTTGCCCCTCTATTCCTTGCTTGTTATAGTAAACTATAGCTAGATCTATTTGACTTGAATTTAGGCTTGTAGGTAGTTCTTTAAGATGTGTAAGTTCTAATATAGTATCCTTTGAATCTTCTAAATAAAGATTTAATAGATCGTCTTGGGTTACATCTTCTAAGGATATGCCTAACTTAATCTTAAGTCTTTTTAATTGCTCCATATAATCACCTACCTAAAATAAAGAAGACTACTATTTAGCAGCCTTCTTCTTTATGTCTTTCTTTTCTTCTAATTCTTCTTCGATAACTTCGTAATTATTATCATTGTTTAACACAGTAAATTGGATAGTATTAGGCTCTGCAAAGAATACAGAACCATCTATCTTATTTTTAAATTTAATCACTTTATCCCTCCTATAATATTGGTTGGAAGTATAGAGCATCTTTCTTGTTGTTTAATACAAATGCATCATAGTAAACCCTTCCCTCTACTAAGCTACCGCTAATACCAGGTACATCTGTATGTACTTTATACTCTGCTAACTTAACAGGTGCTGTAGTCGCTACGGAATGTCCAATTAAGAAACCGCTCTTTGCTGGTAGTCTACTGGAAGGTACTTTAATTATAGGCATGTTATCTAGCATTGCTACAACACCCCTAAGTCTCATATCTTGACCTATTTCTGTTTCTAGTACAATGTCTTTTGATGCTTTCATTGCTTTATAAGTTGCAGGAGTAACTACAATGAACCTACCTTCTGCTGGTACTTCTTTATCGTCTAGTGTTTCTGTTCCAGTCGTAACGAGATCGTAGATATTATCTTTTGTAATTGCTACTGCTTCTGCTTTTGTTCCTGCTCCTGTAGACATCTTAGTAAATCTATAGGTATCGACTTCTGGAATTACTACTTCTCTTAATTGTCTTGCCAGGGCTTTTCCTGCATTTAATGCTCCCATAGTTTCATCTTCGTTCATTTTATCAATTGTGAATGTAAATGATCTATCTTGGGTCATGGTCATTTCTTGAGTAGTTGCATCTAATTCTTCTGGAGTACCATATCTAGATAATCCACTTCTAGTATAATCTCCCATAGGAGCTGTTGAAATATTATATACCTTAACTGTTTTTGCTCCTACAAAATCATAGTCCTTATTAATTACTTGCTCTGACTTTGCTTCTACCTTAAATCTTTCATCTACTACACCTGAATACTTTACTGCATAATCTATCGTTGCCATACTATAATCATCTCCTTATATTTTTTATGAATTAAATCCTGCTAAAAATGGATCTACTTCGCCTTTGCTACCACCATTATTATTAGGTGTAGTTCCAGCAATAGGCTGTTCAAATAAATCCTTATAACCTTCTTTAATACTATTGAATTGATCGTCTAAACCTTCGATTGTGCTATCTTCTTTGATATTTAATTTTTCTCTATCAAACTTACCCATTAGAAGGTCCTCATACTTTGCTTTACCATCTTTAAGTTTTAGTTTAATAGCATTGTCCAAGGTAATATTCTTAATCTTAGCTTCATAATCTCCAGTAGCTTTTTTATTAGTTTCCTGGAGCTCTTTAATCTGATTTTCTAATTCTTCATTACCTTTTACCTTACTACCTAAGTCTTTAAGCTGTTCATCTCTACCTTTTAAATCAGCTTCAAGCTGCTTTTTAGCTTCTGATACTTCGTTGTACTTGTCCTTAGGAATTAGATACTTAGGAACTTCTTTATTTGCATTTACTACTATTTCATCAATCTTTGTATCTTCAATTCCTGCGTTTTTTAGTAACTCTTTTAACCAATCCATTCTTATCCCTCCATACATTTTTATACAGGTCTGTACCTGTTTTGGGTTCTTGTTTCTTTATGCCCTAACAATACTAAAAAAGGGCAATATAAAAGCACCTACTATTTTTACTTAGTAAGTGCTTAATTAAACTACTTCTTCTCCTTTGTTATAGGCTTCCTTAGCTTCCTTCAAGCTCATTTTGTTAGGTCCTTTAGGATCATCTTCTTTTTCATCTGGTCCACTGTTTTGCCATCCACATACTTCGCAAATATCAAACATCTCTACTTTGGAAGTACAGCAAGGACAATTAATTTCATAATCCATTATTATTCCTCCATATATTTTTCTATTTGCTCAAGATAATGTTTATATCCATCTATTGGTTTATATAACGTTGATATGTATCCATCAGCTCTACCAATAGCAAAATCATTGGTTGCTTTGTTATACCTAAATACAAATCCAATTCCACTCTTAAATCCTTCAATATCTCCTTTAACGGGTGAGGCTAATAAATCTCTAGCCATATTTAGATATTCCTCTTTGGTTATATCTCCATACTCATTTAAGTGTTTATCATAATGTTTATTAAATAACTTTTCTGTGGAAAATTCAGCATTTCGCCAAACCTTACCACTATTTGTATCAACATATAACTGTTTTAATTTCTCCCATTCCTCACTATTATTATATTTCAATTCTTGGAATTTATCAAAGGATTTAGGAACTTCTTTTCCAAGGACTTTTTTGTATTTTTCATGTTGCACTTTATCACTTGATTTATTTACTATCTTATTTTTCATTGCTTCGGCTTGGTCTTGACCATATTCATCTACTACATGCTTTTGATACCATTCTTTATAACTCATATCAGCCGGTACTAGATAAGTCTTACCTGTCTTTGGATCTCTTGCACGTCTCTGAATACCTTTTAATGTATCCTCTCCTAGATAAGCTCTTGTTGTACTTCTACAATAAGGATGCATTGGTGGAAGGTTCTTTCCTGGTTCTGCTTCACTAACCTTAAATACCTGTCTATCTAACTTTTGACATATATCTGATGTTCTCATATCTAATGTGGCTACATAGATGTATCTATCAATTCCAACTTCCTTGTAACTTGCAATCTCTGCTGCATTAGCCATAAAAGTAGTTTCTGTCCTAACTAATCTGGTAGCTGCAAACTTACCATAGTCGGTTAATTCTTCTACCTCTTTAACCATTCTATCTATGCTTTTACCACTCATAAATCCACTAGTTATAACTTCCTTGAGTTTATCTGCTAATACATCTGTATTATTCCATATTCTTGATGAGAAGTGTTCACCACTCCATGGATTTTTAAGTATTTCCTCTATAACTTGAGAAGGCATAGTAGCAAAGTTAAATCCCATACCTATACCCTTTTGAATATCAAACATATTTCTATAGTAAGCACTGTTTATAGTATTTAAATATTGACTTTTAGTAAGCTGTGTTTCTATATCAGCTACTAACTTTGTCCTTAGATATATGCTTTGTTTTAATGCTTCAAGTCTTGTTATTCTAGCTCTATATGCAGGTGCATTAATTATAGATAACATCCATTTTTGTAGACTTTCATTTTTTACTTTAGGATAGCGATTCTTTATTGTATCTAAAATAAAATTAGGTATCTTTTGATTTAAGTATTTTCTTGCTTGTGCTGATGTTAATTTTCCATTAGTAGCATATGTACCTATTATCTTTCGTATATCTTCCTCAATATCATGTAGTGCCTTACTATAGGCATTAGATATAAGATTAATAGTTTCGCCGCTATCTTTATGGTACATTGCCATTCTTTCAATAGATCTTTGCTTCCAGTACTGATTATTCTTCATCATCCGTCACCTGCTTATTAGGAAACGGCATACCAAATGCTGATTGTTGTTCTTTTAACTTTTCTTTTCTTTGTTCCTTAAGTCTTGCCTGCTCTGCTTCAACGTCTTTAACCCAAGGGTGATTAGCTATAATGGTTTCTTCACTTATTATATTTTGTGAATTAATACAATTATCAATAGCCTCTGTCTCGTTAATCTGTATATCTCTATTAAATATAATATCTACATCTATGTTTTGATAATTCCCTTAGCTAGTTTCTGCTAAATAGATATTTACAAAGTATAGTAGTTGTTCAAAGGCTCTCTTAAATTCTACCTCTAGATGGTTACACTTTAAATCTAACCCACTATAAAGAAATTTAAGAGCAATTCCACTTGGAGAACTACCGAACTTATCTAGATCCATATTAACTGACTGCCCAAACTCTTTTATATCTCTTTTTAATTGTTCAAAGTGCTCCTTAGCTGCTTGAATATCTATAGTAGGGTTAAGAGTATCTACTCCGCCATCTTGGGGATCATCAATCTTAATTGCCCTATAATAGTTTAAGTCCCTCATAAATTCCCCTAAATCTTCTCCACCATAGCCCTTTAGTACATAAATAAGGTTCTTAGTATCCTCAATGAAGTTAGCTATATCACTTCTGGATAAGTCATAGTTGTCTATTAAAGACTTTATAAACCTTATATCCGGATACTCTAGTCTATTATTCTTAAATGCTATAAAAGGCACCTTACCCCATGATTTCCATTCTTCACCTTTTCTATAGTGAAGCACCGGACCGCCCTCGTTATTTTCTATATCTCTAATAAGCTGTTTTCCATCTAGTACATAAAAGTCTATTTGCTCTGGAGTATAATATTCAACTCTAGTTATCTCTTTTTTATCTCTACCCTCATATACAGTCTGAACGTAATATCTAATCATAGCCTGTAATTCTGTATGGGTATTATCTGTCCATATGGGTATACATTGTTCAGCAGGAATAATCATTGTCTTAAACTGCCCTTGCTCGTCTATATAAGGTTGGAGCCATGCAATACCCTTGTTAGATGTTTCAGTACCTAAGTTAGTCAATGTATATTGAAAATACTTACCTAATACATTCTTAACCTTCTCAATATACTCTTTGTTGTCACAATCTAGGGAATAATCTTTAGTAAGTAAATAACCAACCTTTTCATCGGTAAGGTTCTTAGCAAAGCCATGGGCCAATTTATTATTAGCTTTAGACTTCTCTTCTACAGCTCCATCCTCTGTATGCCTTAACATTTTCCTATTAAAAATGTCGTTCTCTACTCTGTAGTATTTATCTCCTGTAACCATCCATTTACGTCTATCACTGGAGTTAAATTCCTCTATTTCATTGTAGAGTATTTCGTCTGTAGTCATTATATTTACATTGTTTCTAAATAAATTTTTAAACTGAAACAAGTTGTCACCTCCTATTTCATTATCTTTAGTCCGCCTTTACCTTCGCCTTCCATTGCATATCTAAGAGCATCTATAATGTGGTTATCCTTATCAATTGGAATAGGCAATACATTACCCATCTTATCTTCTTTCCACTTGTATTTACTAAACTCATTCCTAGCATTTTGGCATCTTGGATGAATTATTATTTCTAAGCTTTGTAAGAATTTAATGCCATACTCAATAGATCCTGGTCCCTTTTTAGCTGCTACTGTTCTAACTCTATGTTTCTTGAAATCTTTAATAGATTTAGGTTCAGCACTATCACATATAACAATCTCATTGTTAACTTTATCCTTAACTAAATTAGCACTGTCCTCATTCTCTAATTCAGTAGCATATATCTCATCACATAAATAAAGTCTTTTTCTAGACTTATCATAATGTGCTCTTATAAAAGCAAATGGATCACTACCAAATCCCCAGTCAACTCCATTTCTAAAGTTATCAAAGGTACTTTCTATGTTGGTAAAATCTTTAACCTTCCAATTCTTAAATATAACAGCTCCAAGAATTCCCCAGTTACCTAAGGTATAAACTTCATAGTAATATGGATCTGTTTCATTTTCTAATGCTTTTATATCATCCTCAGTTAAAAATTGATTATCTTTGTATGTAGTCTTTAATATGCTAACATCTTCTTTTTCTACATACTTTTTATTGTCTTCCCATATAGAGAAATACTCTTTGTAAAGCCAATGATCTCTCAGTATCGGGTTAAAGCTTAATGTTAGTCTTTTCTTAGCTTTAGACCTTCCTCTAAGTCTTTTATCTAACTGCTTTATTGCTTTATAGTCGCACTCTGTAGCTTCCTCCACCCATATATCTGTTATAACTCCATCTATAGGTGTAATAGATTTAATCTTCTCTGGATCGTCTAATCCTGCAAATAGAATTTGTTTCTTATTTAATTTACAAGTAATAGTTAAATCTGTTTTATTTATGTCGAAGTAATCAGCTACTTTAAAGCTACTAATAGCCTTTGTAATCTCATTTAGACATGACCTTCTAATGGTGTTTTGAACATTTCTAACTATAAGATAGTTTCTTTTTCCATTAAGCACATCTAAAACAGTCCTTTGGGCCAAAGAAAAAGATTTACCACTGGATGATCCTCCGTAGTAAATCTGATATCTGTTTTGATTCTTCAATTGGTGTTTTAGATAGATAGGATTAAATACATTTGAATTAATTTGAATGTTAATCAAAGTCATCACCATCTATTACGATATTAACCTCATTAGCTATAGCGCCACTATGCTCTATATCTCTCTTATCTCTCCACTCATTAGGCTTTCTATTCTTTAACCAAAATATTTGAGCTGTAGTATCTGGTGGGACATAGACTTCTTCATCTGCATATTCTATGTGTTCCTTTTCACTTATTCTTTTTCCATCTTTATACAGCACTTCTTTAACCTTAATAGCTTTTCTAACTGTTTCCTTTATTCCTAGTGCCTTTTTTAATAAAGCGTTTTCAACTTCTCGGTCAACTACTTCTTTCCCCTTTTTTAAGGACTCCGAAAACTCCAGATACTTCTTTTTCCACTCATATAATGTACTAGTGCTAATTCCCATGTTCTTAGCTATTTGTTCATCTGTTAAGCCATCTTTAGCCCATCCTTCTATTACAATTAATTTATCTTTCCACTCTAATTCGTATTTGCTAAGTCTACCACCTTTATTTTTCTTCATTACCACCACCCCATTGCTAGTTGCTATTCGTTTGTTTTGTTGTAT